TCTTCGCGTGACCAGCACCGCCTGCATCGGCCGTTTCGAATTTTTTCGCTCACAGGTTCTGCTTCTGTCTGCTGCGTCCGGGTTTAGTACTCCATGGCCCGGATTCTGAAATTGTAGGAATTAGAGGAACATTGTTTACCTGAGTTAATAAATCAATGAATAAATATTAACCTAGGTAAACTAAAAAGTAAAGCAAATCGTTAAGTATTTTTACTTAGATAAATTTTTTAGTAAAAAAGCCGCCTCGCGGCAATAAAAAACCGCCCGGAGGCGGCTATTGAACAATCACAACCTGTACTTTGAAGGTTCCTGTGTATCCGGTACAGTCTGGCATGGTGGGTAAAAAATGACTTCTTTTCCTCTGTACTTTCTTTGGACAGAGTATTGAATTCCATATTCGACTTTTCCACAGCCGTTATACAAATCGGTGATTTCCGAAACATTATCGTAAGAAACCAGCCAGTTTTCAGGGAGCTTCTTAATAATTTGAGAGAGTTTTAAGTGGTCCAAATGGGAAAAAGAATTCAAATATAGGGACTGACCTTTTTGATAGTAAGGAGGATCAATATAAAAGAAAAATTGTCCTTTTCGTTCTCCAATTGCTTCGATTAATTCTCTTGCATCCAGTTGGTAAATAGAGATGTTTTCTCGAAAAGATGCTAACGAGTTCAATTGCTTTCGAATTCTTTCTTTGTTGAACCGGCAATCTAGTTTCCAAGCACCTTCTTGTTTTTGACCTCCGATCGGCCCCGCCCAAAGAATTCCGGATCGATTGGTTCTGTTGAGAAAAAGGGTTGAGAAAGCAAGATCTAGACTTCCTACAAAATTTTCCTTATTTCTTTGAATGTTCCTTTGTTTTTTCCATTCATCGATAGTTACAGGCGTGGTTTCAATTAAGGAGATGAGTTCTTGGGTGTTATAGACTGCATGCTTCCAAAATGAATAAATCGCTGGGTCTATATCGTTAATATGAATATGTCGAACAAAGCCTTTCTGCAGGAGGTAAAGGGCAACTGCCCCGCCTCCAACAAAAGGTTCTACGTATTCACAGCCTTTTAAGTTATTGTCCAAGATGATCCGGGCAATGTATTGAGAAAGTTTCCCTTTCCCTCCTGGATACCTAAGCGGAGAAAAGTTTTCGTGTGTCATGTTCGTGTCTCCTTGCCAACCATACTAAAGGGTTTCGAATAGGTTGGCCAGTGAGGTTTTCTCCTTAAATTAAACGCTCACTTCCAAGCCTCGGGAAGGAAGACGTGTTTGTAATAATCAATTAGCTGGGCTTTAAATTCATCAAAGTCCTCTTGATTCTCCTCAATCCAAACAGCTACTGTTGCGCTTAACCAGCTTGAATACTTCTTCTGCTTTTTGAACCAATCCTTGGCAAGATTTCGGTCCTTCATTACGTCATCATACGTAATGTCTCGGAAGCAAACCTCTTTGGTGTAGGACGGGGCAACTCGCTGCCAGTAACGAGAAGAATCGAGAAGGTTGTATAAAACGGTAGCCAGAATTCTCTCAGGAGAGTTTCCGCCAGGAAGCTTAATAATGTTTGTTTTTTCGGGTAATCGGATTTAATGGTTGATATGCCGTGGTGAGAATTATTTTTCACAACGGGCGGAATGGTTGACACGTGGCCACTTTTGGTGCATACTTTCCTCACCACATGAAAAAGATGTGGTCGGGATTGGCGTCCTGAATCTTAGGCGGTCAGCCGCCACTAGTTGTGTAGCGGCTTTTTTTGTTGGCTGATCGTAGGAGGTCGTAAAACGCGACCCCCTGAAAAAGGGAGTACCAAATCAGTACCCCCTTTGCAAGACTCCTTACGGGAAGGCTTGCAGGCTCCTTCGGGAGGCCGTTTCCTAAGAGCGGTACGCCAACCTGCAACGCCTGCCCACCCGATTGGCGTCGGGTTGCAGGGTTCTACATTGAATCTTAGGAGTCTGAAATGACAGCACCAGCGATTTTCTCGTTCGAGAATATTCAAGTCCGCACACTCGGTACGTCCGAATTTCCCCTTTTCGTTGCCAACGACATTGCAAAAGCGCTCGGTTATCAAAACCTTGTTCGCACTGTCAATGACCGAGTCGACCCAGAAGACCTCTTCAAGTCCGAAATCGAAACGAACGGTGGCCGTCAGTTGGTCAACTGCGTCAACGAGTCTGGCCTCTACGCTCTGATCTTCGGCTCCAAGCTCGAATCTGCCAAGCGCTTCAAGCGTTGGGTTACGTCCGAAGTTCTTCCCGCCATCCGCAAGAACGGCCATTATGAAGTGTCCACGGCATCGAACACGCTTTCCAGTGAAGAGCAATACGAGATTCGCAAGGCTGTGAAATCCCGCGCAAAGAATAGCTCGATTCACTACCAAACGATCTACAACGCCCTGTACGACTACTTCAAGATCGCAAGCTACAAAGACTTGACCAAGGGGCAACTTCAGGCTGCACTCACGTTCATTCACACGTGCGAGCTCAAACCACAGTTGACCCAGCCAGAGATCCCTGAAGGTGCTTTGGTTCTAGAGGGGTTCGAGGCAGAGCGTATCGCCCATTTCGTGTATTACTGGCGCTACTTGTTTAGGCCTGACCTTGAGTTAATCCTGCGTCTTCTGCAAACAGTGAACTCGCCTAAAGCGGCACAGTTCTACGAAGCGGTGACAGAGCTTCACCTGCCCTTGTTAGAGATGACGTTGGAGAAGCATGGCTACTCCATCAAGGAGATGAGTTGCTATAAGCACCTTGTGACCCAGCGAAACTAAAGTGAACCAACCATGACCGAAAATCCTTTCCAGTTACCCGGATATCAGGTGATCGGCATGCAGGATACGGGGGTGGCATTCGATGTCCACCTCCAACCACCTTCTCCTGTTGCCTGTTCCTCCTGTGGCACCATCGGAGACTTCGTTAAGAACGGGACACGTGACATAAGAGTCATGGATTTACCCGTGCACGGGAAGCCCGTGACGTTGTGGATTGCACGACAGCGCTTCCAATGTAAGTCTTGTGGCTCGACATTCAGACCAGAGCTACCTGGGATTCATCCCGATGCCAAGATGACAGAACGACTTCATCAGTACATTGAGCGAGAAGCCTTTAATGGCACCCATAAGGCTCTAGCAGAGCGCGTAGGAGTTGACGAAAAGACAGTCCGCACTATCTTCTCTCAACGGCTCGTGGCGCTCAATCAAGACTACAAACCGGAGATGCCAACCATCATCGGTGTTGACGAATTGTTCCTGAATCGGAAGTACAGAGGGATCATCACAAACATCGGACAACAAACCATTGTCGATGTTTTGGAAAACCGAAACAAACCAACGATTGAAAAGTTCTTAAAGGATCACGACACTAAGAACATTGAGATCGCAAGCATGGATATGTGGGGACCCTATCGACAAGCGTTCCATGAAGTCCTTCCAGATGTCTTGATTGTCGTTGACAAATTTCACGTTACACGTATGGCAAACGATGCCCTTGAGAAGCTCCGTAAAGGGCTCCACAAGAGCCTCACATCCACGGAAAGGCGACAACTCAAAGGAGATCGAAAGATCTTGCTTAAACGCGAAAACACGCTCTCTGACACGGAAATATTGACCTCGACTGGTTGGCTCAATAACTTTCCTCAGCTACTCGATGCATACAAAACAAAGGAGCGCTTTTTTGATATATGGGATCTTGCAAACGATCCATATGAAGCTAAGCAAATGCTGGAAGCGTGGCGAAGTTCCATACCAGAGAAACAATTGGATATTTGGGCAGACTTGGTAAAAGCAAGCCGGAACTGGGAAGATGAAATCCTGAATTATTTTGCTACAGGGAAAGAAGTCACTAACGCTTTGACCGAGTCTCTGAATCGCAAAATACGCGATAAGAACCGCGATGGCCGGGGTTATTCGTTTGACGTGCTTAGAGGGAAAATCCTGTTTTCCACCCCTCACAAAACCAGGCGAGTCACTAACCGAAGTTCGCCGTTCAAATCCAACACAACAAAGTTCATGAAGAACTTCTCCTTCTTTGATTTGCTTCAACGCACAGAGCTTGAAGAGGACATCATCATTGACTATGGCGTTGATCTATCAACCATCTAAGCGAATATTTTGTGGTTGGTTTGAACCTCTCAAATCAACCACTTATTCCGAATACCCGTTTTTTCTTTTTCTAAGCCTGAAAGTTTGGCATCTCCATCCAAGAGAATCAATATTTCCTTTGATAGCATGAGCTCAAGGTTTTGCTTAACTATTGAAATGTAAGTGTCACAGCCCAGGGTACCTTTGACGTAATGAACGGGCAGCTTGATTCTCTTATTCAGTGCAGCAAAGAAATTTTTTGCTTCCTCATCTTCTGTGCAGATTTTAATTTTTTGCCTTTCGGGAACTGTGGCCGTGAGGTTTAATACGTCTCCAATAAAAGAAAAGTTTTGTTCGTTTTTAATGACGATTTGTTTGTCCTTTTTTTCCATTAAGACAATCTTTACGTCATTAGCTTGTTTATCCTTAAAGTGAGAAATCCTTCCGCAAACATGCTTTAAAAGGGATAGGGAATGCGTAGTTAAAATTACTTGAAGGTTTAATTTAGAAGCTTGTTTGAGAAGGAAATCGAAGAGTTTCTCCTGAGCAACTGGATGCATTGTTGCGTCGATTTCATCTATTACTAAAAGGCCACCAGAATAGTCTTTTCCATAGTTCTCTTTTAATCTTTTGAAGGAAAGTATAGCTGCAATTATCTTTCCCAAGTTGTCTTGTCCCGAAGAGTTTTGCTGCCAATCATATTCTTCTGTGTCCAGGGCTAAAGAATTTTTTTGTTTTCCAGCCACATGGGAAACCATCGGAGTGTCGTTTTTCACTACAGACATTATCCTATTATGGTTGTCTATAAAGAAAGATTCCTCTTCTTTTGAAAAGCTTAAATCGTCTTTTTGAGAATCTGTTTCAGCTAAAGGAACCAGGCGTTGGAGACTGAGGAATATAACCGGCCATTCTTTATAGCCGTCACCTTTTCCTCTCTTTCCTTTTTGCCAAAACCTCACAGTTTTAGTGTCCGAACGCAATATGCTCTCTATTTCGAATTTAGAGTTGTCATCAAAAAACAATGTCCACTCATGTTCTCCAGGCTTATCGAATTTATCCGAAAGTCTAAATTTTTCTCTAAAGCTTGAACGATAATCTCCCCCGGAAAGAGGTTTTTCTTGACTCATAGGGTTTGAGGACTTGAGAGTAAAAGTCTGGCTGAGCATACCCAATAGAGTGCTTTTTTGTGTACCATTGCGTCCAACAATAAAAGTGACGAGTTTCCCGATTTCAGCGGTTTGTTCTTTGATTCCTCTGAATTTCTTAATGTCTATTCGAGTTATTTTCATGACGTTTCACTTCTTCTAACAGTTGATCTGCTGGATAGGCTTTTTTACACGACGGATAGAGTTTTTTTGCAATCGCCACACCTCACAGTAAGCTATCGTGCCAGGATGATGTCCTAAGGTCTGACGGTTGGAGATGATCAGTTAGTCGTCTCTTTTGAGTATCGTCGGGTTAAACCGATCCAGATCTTTCTATGACTTCTCCAATGATCTGAACTTGCTCAGTGTCCGCAGGTTTTATGGTTTCATCTGGAAAATTTGGATTTTCTGAATGAACCATTATTGAGCCGTCAATCTTTCTATAGAGCCTCTTAACACGTAAGGCATTCCCAAAAACAAAGGCATAGATTCGACCATCGATAATCTCTGTTTTCGAGCAGTCGACCAGGACAACATCGTGGTCGAGCAAAAGAGGTTCCATAGAGTCCCCCTTCACTTTGAACCGTTTGCAGTCTTCTGGGTTGATGTTTTTCCTCTGGAACCAAGAGCGGCGGTAAGCGGCTTTATATTCAGAAGCAAGTTCTTCTAACGTTGAATTTTGCTCAAAGCCAGCTGCGAACCGAATTTTGTATTCGGGAATTTCTACCCAATCGTCGTCATCACAGACTTCTTCGGTCACAAGTACATTAGGGGACTTCATCGGACCGTTACCGGTTGCTAACCACGTTGAAGAAACGCCAAGCAATTTGGCAACCTTGGGAAGATAAATAGATTTGATGCTTTTCGACTTGCCAGTAAACCAATCAGAAACCGAGGCCGGAGAGATCGAACATAACCTAGCGATGTCACTTTTCTTTAAACCGGAATCACTTAACGCCAAGGTTAAACGCTCTGCCAATGTTTTCATTTCAAATGTCCACGAGTTTCAAACTTTTGATTACTCGGCCAATAATGCGAACTTCAATGTCAGAATCAAGACTTATTTCAATGTCTTTATATGCCTTGTTGGTGGAAAGCAACGCAATCCTCTTTCCGATCAGTTTCTGTATCCGTTTGATGTAGGCTTCTCCATCGACCACTAGTAGGTAGATACCGTCTCTTAGGGTCTCTCGGTCTGTTATGTCAATAAATACGGCATCCCCATCTCGAATCTCTGGCTCCATCGAGTCGCCTAAAGCAGTGATGATCTTCACGTCTCTTGGGTTGTAGAAGGAAAAATTTCGAGAGAACCAAGCTGGAGTAACTTGAAGGGTCTTGATTTCCGGATAGTCCTCGAAATTCATCACTCCGACACCGCAAGATCCATAAAAATCAACTTGTTGGATGGAGACCATATTGGCAGCAGGCATTGTTTTGTCGTTGATTGATCCGATGCCTTTCATGAGCCATTCTGTGGTGATATCCAAGAATGAACAAACTGCAAAAACGTCATCGAATTTCGGCCTTGAGACATCGCCATCGATCCATTTTTTGATTCCGGCAGGTGTGATGCCGGTTGCCTTTGATATGTCCGCCGGAGATTTTCCGCGCAACGCTAAAGCCTCATTTAAGCGGTCTGTCCACGTTTTTTGAGAGTCATTCGTTCTCATACGTTCCTCCGTCTGTGTGAGATAAATTTAACCTAAGTTAACACCGAATTGGTTTACCTAGGTAAATTTTTAAGTTAATATATAAGCGTTAATTTTTAACCTAAGTAAAATCATGAAAAAACTTGAAGAGCAGGTTTTTGATGAACTTCTGGGTGAGTTCAAACGGAAGTCTGTAATTGCAAAGACCTTTGGGTTAAGTGCAGCCGCCGTCACTAAGTGGTCGAAGAACGGTGTTCCTCTTGGGAGACTTCCTTACCTTCGTCTCGCGTTCCCACATTTCAAAGCTTGGAAAAAATCCAAATAGGGGGCAACTATGGCGATCTATAGAAAGATCGACTGCCGCATCAGCAACGATAAGAAGTTTAGAGAATTGTCGGTAGAGGGAAAGCTGGCTTGGTACACAATCCTAAGTCGACGGGAGCTTGCGCCTATTGGTGCATTCAAAGCATCGTTTGAATCTCTGGCAATCGAGCAAAGAGGCAACGAATATCTAAACAAAGGGTTTGAGAAAGCCTTTGGAGAAGCCTTTCTTGAAGCCTTGTACGAACTCTCTTCAAAGGGTTTAATAAAGTACGATCCGGAAGCTTTTTTGATCTATGTTCCGAACTTTTTGCGCTTCAATTTTCCAGAAAATCCCAATGTCGTTAAATCATGGAACAGCGTTCTGGACTCTCTTCCTGAATGCGACCTAACTAATTACGCTCTTGCAAAGTCGACTGAAATTATTCTTAATAGTCAAAAAGATAGTTTCTTCAAAGCATTGCCTAAAGAGTTTGTGGAAGCCTTTGAGAAAGGCTATGGCAAAGGCTTTCAGGAAGACTTCGGGAAGGGTTTGGCAAAACAAGAACAAGAGCAAGAACAAGAACATATAAGAAAAGAAAATATAAAAGAAAAAAATCCGCCGACAACTTCTGGACTTGAAAAACGATCCGAAGACGCACTTCTTTTTTCAGAACCAGAGAGTCAAACCGTTTCCAAAACGGAAACAGTTGAGAAAAAAGTAAAGCGGAAATCAAAGGCTAAGCAACCGTGTCCTTTTAACGACGGAGACGCCATCCCAGAAGACTTTGTGAAAGTAGCCGAGCAATACCACATTGCCAACCCTCAGCTGCTCTTTCAAAAGATGATTTCTTACTGCAAATCAAACGGGAAAGAGTACGTCGACTACAAAGCGGCATTCCGGACATTCTGCATACAAGACCAGGAAAGGAGCCGCGGTAAACAAAGCTCTGGAACCAACAGCAACAACTCAGCATCTATGCCTTATGAGCCCCCGGGAGGTTTTACGGAGGACTACTACAGGAAGGGCTGCAAATTCGATGACAAGGGGAACATTCTGCTATGACAACATTCGTATCAATCGGGAGCCTGACTGGTTCCATCCATCCGTCTCTCTCCGGAGTTCTAACTAAACGCAAGACGGTTCTCAATTGCCCGATCCATGGGGATTATGAGGCTGAGGGAATCTACCTCGGTTCAATTCTCAAAACTCAAACAAAATGCCCGCAGTGCGAAGAAGATCAACGGGAAGCAAGAGAGGCCGTCGAAGCTGTAATGAGGCAAGAGGCCATCAAGAAAGACGTTGAAGAGCGGGTTGCAAAGTCTCGAGTTCCCCTCGAGTACAGAACCAAATCCTTTGACAGTTTCCGAGTTCTCAATGCTGAACAAGGGAAGGCTCTTGAGCTTTCAAAGCGTTTCGTCAGAGGCTGGGAGAAGGCAAAGGCGGGTGGATATGGCTTGCTCTTTCTCGGAAGCTGTGGAACTGGCAAAACTCATCTGGCGTGTTCGATTGTGGCAGCTCTCATTGCTAACCACCAGTTTCTGTTTCCGAAGTATTACCGAACATCCGAGATTTTCTCGGCAGTTCGGAAGAGTTACGTTCCTGGCTCCCAGACAAGCGAAGACGAAGTTCTCAACTACTTCTCCGGAATCGAGCTGCTTGTTATCGATGAGGTCGGAGTCCAGAAGGGATCCGATGCAGAAAGAAGGATTTTGTTCTCGATTCTGGATACTCGCATGACTTCCAACAAGCCGACCATTCTGCTGAGCAATCTCAGTGCTGAGGGATTGTGCTCTCTGCTCGGTGATCGTCTCTATGACCGTGTTCGTTCTAAATGCGTCCCAGCTTTGTTTGTTGGTCAGTCAATGAGAAAGCCGGCAACACCTGATTTATTCGACTGAGGTGCGAGATGTCAGAAAGTGCATGGCAGTTGCTGATGATCATGCTGGCGCCGGTCGTGTTCGTCAATCTGGTGCTGTTCGGATTGCTGGTGAGGGCGGCTCTTCAGATCAGTAAGGAAACCAAATTAACCGATCGGTTGAAAAGGAGTTAGAGCATGGACGTTTTTGGATATTTTTGCGTGTACGTGCTCGGATGCTGTGTGATCGGTTGCTATTTGGCAGGGAACGAAATGAACTTTGATGTCCTTAATTTCTTCGCTCTGGTAGGTCTATCCGGAGGAGTCTTAAGCCTTCTCGACTTTGCATGGTTCGCATACTCAGGATCGAACATTGATTACAGCCTGAAGATTTTGGGGATGGTTATTGCAGTCGATTTCGTTTGCGCTTTCCGGAGAAAGTCTGAATGACCGGGTGCTGCCTCTACTGCATTCATGCTCAGGCCTTTTGGATAGGACCAGACGGAAAGAAGCATTTGCCTCCAAAACAGTCCTTTGGGGACATGAACATCTACTGCCATCATCCGGACAAAGGCGCGGGAATCGAATGCTATCCGGTCTCGTTTGCTCGTTGTTCCAAATTCGAGCGAACTACAGACGAGCAAATTCAACGCAGGAGAGAGTTTTTCTCGAAGTTTGAACGTTGGCATTCGCACGCTCAGATCATCGCTCAACGGAACTCTAATGTTCTGGAAACGGCATCAAATAACTCAGCCAAACAATACAAATCCAATCAGGAGGGATAAATGAAAAGGTTTTTACAAGCAAAGGGCAGGTTAAAAGTAGGAGAAATGAACCGGACCGAGGCCGCCTATCGAGACCACTTAGAACAACAGAAAAACGCTGGGTTAATCCTCAAATACTGGTTCGAGCGCTTCACGTGGAAGATTGCCTCAAACCGATGCTCGTATACGCCTGATTTTCTTGTCATGCGTCCAGATAAAACGCTTGAGCTGCACGAGGTCAAGGGCTCTCTAAAAATCTTCGCTGACGACGCAAAAGTTAAATGCAAAGTCTGTGCTGATGAGTGTCCGATTCCGTTGTTTATCGTCACACCGAGACCAAAGAAAGAGGGTGGGGGCTGGAATGTTCAGGCATTTTAACGTTGAAGCATTTGTTTTCTGGTGGATCAATTCTGTGATGGCAATCTACGCCCTTCTTTGGGTCGCTAAGAAGATTGCGGATTTTTTGGAGCACCGCGACAAGCTCAGGAAAAAGTTGGATTTCTTTGGGCTCTCGGCCATCGGGATTATTTATCTCTACTGCATGTTTAGCTACGTGAGGACTCTTGGATGACAGAAACAGAACAAAAACTCATTGATGATCTCAGGCCTCGTTTGGATAACTGGCGCCGGGCGTACCGTGATCGTGTTGTTAAAAACGTCTCGATTGCCTACGCAGTAGAGAAAGCCCTCGCATTGACGAGAAATAAGACTGATTTTTCTGAGGATTATTCTGGTCCGGATGATCGCTCAGAAGATTTTGCGATGAAGGTTGACCAAAAAGACGCGGATTTACTCAACTTGGTTTGGCAATACTTGGATGTACCGGGTGCCGATTTTTTTACTATTGGTGAGGGAGGGCTAACCGTTAAGACGGCGAAGAACATCATCCTCCTTTATGTATTTTCCAATAACTATGCTCTGCGTAGAGCTGGACGGAAAATCTGGAAGGTAAAGGATGTAAAACTAGAAGGTTGGATCAAAGAATCTTTGATTTTCTTTGCCCTTAGGCTAAGAGCTTATGAAGCGGCAAAGGATAAAGCAGAAAAACAATAAGGGAAAACAGTGCGAATGTCTCAGGTAAAGATGGGATATTCGCCGGATTATTTCTCAACTTGCCCTGATAAAATTTAAAAATTACATACAAACCCTAGGAGATCGAAAATGAATAAATCCCTTTCTGTCCTAGTTGGACTGACTGCACTTCTATTGGCTGGATGCAAATCTGAAATCACGATGCCAGTCACATACTCAGAAGTTTTTGGAGATCCGGTTATTAAGACAGCCCAATTGGACATTGAAGTTCCCGCGTGCAATGAATATAAAAGTGAACTGGAGAGCTCTTCCGTCTTAGAAGCAAAGCAAAAGATCCATTACGTATTCCCTTCAGCAACATATTTGGGTTGTAAGAGAGGCAAGGATTACTCAACATTTGCTCAGTTTCAGATTCCTTTTAAGGTAGGTGGAATAGGTTTAAAAGACTGTGCGGACAACGAGATATGTGTCGGGTCGTCTCAGAACAACCAGAATATGAACGCCTTCATTGGAAAGGATTTAAAAGCTAAACTTGATGAGTTGACAAGATCTGCAACCATTTATGGTCCGAAAGATGTAAGAGTCAGAATAGATTTTAAAAACGACACAAATAAAGATCTGCCGATCAACTTTACTAGCATCTTCTTGGGCGATGGTAAAAAAGCCCTTCCTTTGCACAATTTAAAAGACTTAAGTTTTAAACAACGCACTCAGGCCTACATGACTCTCAGTAATGTTGCGGCTTCTGCATTGCTATGGCGCGGGGTAGTAACCGTTACAGAATTCCCCGATAGAGAACTAAAGGAAGTGCAAGCACCGGCTAAGAATTAACATTTATTGCAAAGGGTATCTCGGTGTGGTATCGTCAATAAGACAATTTCAAGCCTGTGATACTCAGGCGCCGATAGGCTTAATCTGAACGGGTTCCTTGCGGAGGAGCCCGTGTATCCAAAGAAAAGAGGATACGATGATTAAGCCAATCGATTACATAAGAGCTCCGATTTCGGGGCTTTTTGTTTTTCGGCCGTTCGCTCAATCTTCGATTGTCCTCCCGTACTCCAAAATCGAATTATTAAAGAACTGGCGGACGGCTAACATCTCAGCGGTTTCATTGACCTCAATGATTATCGACAACCGCCAGCCTCTCGGTGGGCTTAAGCACCGAGCCATTTACAACATCCAGCAAGCCTAGCTTTTCATTCTTATGGAAACGATGCTCACTCCGCTGGATTTCTAATTCTCCTGACGAGAATGGCGGAGAAAACCGCCTTAACAAACTATCTCCTTGGGGTTGGTTGGAGTGCGCTCGGCTGAAAATGCTGGGCGCACCTTTTTAAAGCTATGAAAGAATCTGAACTCAAAATTCTCTACAGGCCGGTCAATGACCTGATTCCGTATGCAAACAATGCCCGGACGCATTCTGAGGAACAGGTGAATCAAATCGCCAGTTCGATCAAGGAATTTGGGTTCAACAATCCAATCCTGGTTGATGAACAGGGCGGAGTTATTGCCGGACATGGACGCTTGAAGGCGGCTAAGAAACTCGGGCTGAAGGTAATACCGACAATTGAATTAACCGGATTGTCTGAAGCTCAGAAGAAGGCTTTCATCCTTGCAGATAACCGAATTGCTCTTAATTCCGGTTGGGATATTGATCTCCTGAGAATTGAGCTGCAGGAATTGCAGGATACAGATTTGGCGCCGGTCACTGGTTTCTCAGACGAAGAGTTGAACGCTTTGTTGTGTGGAACTACCGAACTCGCTGAGGAAGAGGAAGAACCGGAAAAAGAGGAGCCCGAGGCAGATAGCTTTAATCTGACGCTCTCAATTCCGATCGAATACAAAGAGCAGGTTCAGGATTTCGTTAAGAGTTTCGGACCCGAGGATTTAATTCAGAAGATCATCGATATGACCAGTTAACTAGAGGCAGGATGATGGCATGGAAGAAAAAGTTCAAAAGAAGCGGACTCGTCCACGCATTCAGATTGACTTAGAGAAGGTTGAACAACTGGCTCAGGTTTGTGACAACGAGGAAGAGATCGCTCTCGCGCTCGGGATCAGTTATCGGACCTTGAGAAATCGAAAAAAAGATTTTGCCAATTTTGCCACCGCCATAAAAAAGGGAAAGGCTAAGGCAAACGCCTTTGTTGGCGGAAAGTTGATGGCTCTCATTCGAGAGGGGAATCCGGCAGCGACCATTTTTTACATGAAGAGTCGCTGTGGGTGGAAAGAGACTGACAGGAAGGAGATCACTGGAAAAGACGGTGAACCGGTCAAGGTCGATAAGGTTAACCAGCTGGATCTAAGCAAGCTCACCTTGGAACAGTTAGACGCGCTGGAGGGTATTGTGAATGCGGCTTCCAACGATACAGGAGATCAGACTAGCTAAGGCCCGTAAGGGCCTGTCTTTTTTCACACTGCACACAAAACCTGACTACCTGCTCGGCTGGGTACACAAAGAAATTTGTGATGAGCTGGACAGGTTTCTGCAGGACGTGGCAGATAAAAAGTCTCCTCGGCTAATTATCACGATGCCTCCGAGATCCGGGAAGAGTGAGCTTGTTTCTAGGCGCTTTCCGGCTTTTGCTCTTGGGAGAAATCCAGAACTTCAAATCATCGCAACATCGTATTCTTCAGACCTATCACAGCGCTTCAACAGAGATGTTCAACGCGTAATAGATGATGAGAAATACTTTGAGCTGTTCCCGAATACTCGGCTCAGCAATTCGAGAGTGCGTACCGACTCCCGAGGATCGTATATAAGAACCTCTGACCTCTTCGAGATTGTTGGTCATGCCGGCGCCTATCGTTCTTGCGGTGTGGGTGGCGGTATAACGGGTCAGGGTGCCGATATTTTGATTATCGACGACCCGATTAAAGACCGAGCTCAAGCAGGTTCTAAGACTATCCGAGACTCCATTTGGGACTGGTACACATCTACCGCCTACACCCGACTGTCTCCCGGAGGTGGAGTCATCGTAATGGCCACCCGTTGGCACACAGACGATCTGATTGGTCGACTGATCCAGAGGATGGGAGAGGGCGATACATTCCGGATCGTAAATTATCCGGCTATCGCCGAGCATGACGAATTACACCGCAAAGCTGGGGAAGCTCTGCATCCTGAGCGTTATCCGCTCTCAACTCTGCTGCAGATCCAGAAAACGATAGGCAGTCGAGATTGGGAGGCTCTGTATCAGCAGCATCCAGTGCCCGATGGCGGAGCTTTGTTCAAACTTGAATGGTTTAGACGATGGACAGCATCAAGCCTGCCTCCCGAGTTTGACCATACGCTCATGTCGTGGGATATGACGTTCAAGGATTCCAAAAACTCCGACTATGTGGTCGGTCAGGTTTGGGGCAAAAAAGGACCGAATTTTTACTTGCTGGATCAGGTAAGAGGCCAATGGGATTTTGTCAAAACTAAGGAAATGGTCCGAGTTTTGGCGCAGAAGTGGCCGCGGGTTGTCCGGAAGCTGGTTGAAGACAAGGCGAACGGCTCGGCGGTTATTTCGGAGCTGAAATCTACGGTTTCGGGATTTGTTCCGATAACGCCCACTGAATCGAAAGAGGCCAGAGCCTCCTCTGTTACTCCCTACTTCGAAGCCGGGAATGTTTTTATTCCGGAAGACAGTGCAGCTCCTTGGGTGCCGCATTACGTCAGTGAGTTGCTTGAGTTTCCCGCAGGCTCTCACGATGACCAGGTGGACAGCACAACTCAGGCATTGAACTATTTCCGCAGCGGCTCAGGCGTCATTCTGACCCGAGAGCAGATGCAGCAGGCACGTTTTAGATTTTGAAAATCATGAACCAACTAGACGAAAACAAACGCCGAAAGATCAATCAAAAGATCATCGATGCGGCAGGCTCTCGCTTCGTGCCTCCTAGAACATCGTTCTCTCCGGAGGAGGCTAAAACGCTCTTTTATCCTCCGATCACCTTGAACACAAAAGAGCCGGAGAAAGAAGAGTCTCGTTTCACAAATGATGCCGCGATTGGCTCGAGTTTCAATGCGTACTATGCATCGTTGACGCAGCACGCTTTGGATCTAGGACAGTTCCCGATGACTTCATTCGTCGGCTACGGTGTCCTGCAGAATATCGCCCAGAACGGCATGATCCGCACCTGCATTCAGACCGTGGCTGATGATATGTGCCGGGAATGGATTCAGGTAGAGGGCGGTGAAGACGAATCGGCGGATAACGTTAAGAAGCTCCAAGATCTGCAGGAGAACAAATATCGACTGAGGAAGCTCTTTAATGAAGCTCTGAGCATCGTTGGTTTCATGGGCGGATGCTTCATTTTCGTTGACACTGGAGTGGAAGGAGAGGATTTAAAGCTTCCTTTGAACTACTCAGACAAGTCGGCCGAACTGGTTGGCGAGGATAAAACAGTCAAATTTATCGTTATCGATCCGGTGAATGTTTCGCCTGGTTTCTACAATGCCAACCAGCCGCTCAAAGATGATTACCTTAAACCAAAGTCTTGGTTTGTTTTTGGGCAAGAGGTGCATGCATCTCGTCTTATTCGACTGGTTGACAATGAACCTCCGCTGCTTCTTCGACCTGCATACAACTTTCTTGGCATTCCTCAAGCTCAGATCCTTTGGGACTATGTGCTGCACTGGAACAAAGCCAGAGAAACGGGCGTCAGCATTCTGGAGAAACTCAACCTCACGGTATTCAAAACCAATTTTGCTGAGGCTTTTGAGGCTGGCGGGATCGAGCAGTTAGACGCAAAGATGATGCTTCTACAGCGTTATCGCTCGAACGAGGCAATTTTTGCCTGTGACTCGTCTGAGGACCTGCAGAACATCACTCTGACGATCTCAGGAGTTGAAGGCATCATCCGGCAGGCATTGGAATTCATTGCGGCTATCAACCGCACGCCTGCGGTCAAGCTCCTCGGAATCTCTCCGAGCGGTTTCAATGCGACCGGTCAGAGCGACATCCGGAATTACTACGACCACATCAAGTCGAAGCAGGAGCTCAATCGAGACGCAATTCAAACTGTCTTGAAAGCAATCCAGTTGGTGGAATTTGGACACGTTGATCAGTCCATTACATTCAAATTCAACGAACTCGGAGAGGCAGATGCCGCGGCCACAGCAATCACAGCTAAGACAAAGGTCGACATGCTTGCTGTTTTACAAGATCGCAATGTTCTGAGTGCTGAGGAGGTTCGTGAGTTTGTCCGACGCGATTCCGATATGGGTTTGGACTTCATTCCGGAAGGCTTGCCAGAGGGGATGGAAGGCGAACTCATGACTGACGATCCAAGTCAGCAAAATGAGCTGATGAACAACTTTCTGAAACAGCGATCGGCTGAGAACGTGGCGCCGGCGCCGAAGACTGATGAAGACAAAGCTGGAGAGATTTTCTAATGAAGACTGCTCGTGCTGTTCAGCCGAACTTAGGCAGACAAGCAAAGTTCAAAAAGAAGCTTGACTCCTTTTTGAAATCCTTCAGAAATAGGATTCTCAACGAGATTCTTCTTTACCTCTCTGATGCTGGCGGCTTGACTGAGGACGCTTCCTTAACGTTCCGTCCGGACGATCCTCTCGATCGCGCACGGCTTCGGAATATCAAGGAACGAATCAACCGCTTGGTCCTTCGTGATCCGGATCGATTCCGTCGCAATGTTGACGAATTCATAGCCCGCAACATGGGCAACTGGATGAGAACGGCGGATCGAGAAACACGTCAGATTGCTGAGTGGTACGTGAAAAACCTTGCCGCTGATGTCTCGACAGCTCAAAAGGCATCGCTTAAGGCGGCGGGTATTCCTGATTCCGTTTTTGCTTACGAGATGAGGCAGACGCGCAAGCACTTCTTCATCACGCCTCAGGCAATAAATGAACTACCAGGAATGGTTGCCGACACGACGAGCCTCATCAGCAACATCACAACATCCGAGCTGGCAAATATCCGTGGTGCTTTTATGGATGCGTATGAAGGTCACGGGACCTACTCGCAGATTGTCGAGGCCCTTGGACGATCTTCTTCATTTACGGCTCAACGAGCTCAGCGTGTGGCAATTGACCAAACTCTCAAACTGAATCAGCAGATTCAGCAGGCCAACTGCAAAGGGCTCGGTGTCACTCGTGGGATTTGGATTCACGTCCCCGGAAAGTACACAAGCCGAGAGAGCCACATCGAAATGAATGGAAAAGAGTTTGATTTGTCTAAGGGCATGTATGACAAAGAGGTCGGCAGAAATGTGATGCCGGGAGAACTTTATTTTTGCAGGTGCCAATTCAGGGCCGTTTTACCTGATTAACCAAAAGTGAAAAAGCCTCAATCCGTACCGGTCTGAAATCAAAATCCAGGAGTACGGAAGAGGCTTATTTCGACTTGCCGATATTTTAGCCCCTGAAGAAGAAACGGTTAAGGAGATTTTGAGTTTATGGGCTAGGAGCAGAAGAAGTGGAAACAAGTAAAGAAAGCAGAAGTGTTGCACTTGACTCTACAAGCGTCAGAACCGTAGATGACAATGGATTCCTTCATGTCGAAAAATCTCCGCTGACGCGTGTTCAAGTGGCGCCTTATTACGGGAAGGAGATCGCAGGCTGGCGAGAGCTCGGACTTGATCCGGAGAAGATCTATCACGCCTATCGACCGTCTGAAGAACTTAGTTCTCCCGAAACGATTCAATCAATTAACGGTATCCCGATTCATCTGGAGCATCACGATGATCACGGAGCACCCGAGAATAAACAAACTCGGGTCGGCACTACCGGAACGGACGGAGCTTTTGAGGCTCCGTTTTTAGTTAACTCTCTCCACATTTACGACAAGGACGCACGTAGCAGGATCGAGGACGGTTCAATGCGTGAGTTGAGCCTGGCCTATACGTTCGAGCCCGACTTCACGCCGGGTGAGACACCTGATGGAGAGAAATACGACTATGTGCAACGCAAGATCAGAGCGAACCATCTTGCGCTTGTTGAAACTGGGCGCGCTGGGCCTGAGGTAAGAGTTCGCGATTCTAATAAGGACTTTCTCAATATGGAAAAAGATGACGCTGTTGAGCAGGCTGAAGTGACGTTAGCAAAGGCGATTATCGATTTGCATTCCGTTGATCCCAACGGAAAAATCGTTGACGGCGCTCAAGATGATGACAAAGACGCGATGATTCAAAAAATCATCGAAGGACTGAAGGCAAAAGGCTTGACGGACGAAGCAGCTGAAAAGCTTAAGACCACTCTGTCTGACCTGGCCTACTCTCAGGCTACAGGAGACGAAGATCCTAAGCCCGATGATCAAAAAGAGGCACAGGACGATGATCCGGAGCTCGATGAAAAGATGAAGGATCCAAACTTCAAGGCTGGTTTTGAAGCTGGGGTTCTCTACGGTGAAAAACGTGAAAAGGACGATCCTAAACGCCTCGATTCTGATCACGAACGCGAAGGCGAAGAACGCTATCTCGAAAAAGAAGCAGCAGATGCACTGAAATCCTGTGGCCTTGATGAAGCTTCTGAAGAAGAGAAGAAGGCTTTCGCCGCCGGATTGAATTACGCCCAGAAGAAAGATGAAGGCGCACAAGATGAGGATCCGAAACCTGAAGACGGCAAGGAAGAGAAGAGCTCTGCTTCTGACTCCATGAAGGTTCTCAGAAACGCCATCTACTCTGAACTGGCCGCAATCGAAGAAGTCAAACCGGTGTTAGGTGTTATCCGTGCCGGATCCTATGACTCTGCAGGTTCCATCTATGTGGCAGCACTCAAGAAACTCGGTTTGAAAAACATCCCTGCTTCCGAAGCTCGTTCTGCATACCGCGCTTATATGCAAGGTCGAAAGGCCTTAGCTGGTGCGAAAGACTCCGGCGCCAAGGTGAGCGAGAAGCCGACTGCCGTCAGCGCAATTTTGAACAATGTTAAATAAATAGGAGATTTTTTGATGCTTCAAAAATCTGTAGGTCTCTATCCTGCTATCGGTATTCCGGGACAGCAGGTTGCATTCAATCAGGCCGTCTACACGCCTCAGAACTATTTGTCTGACGGTACTGTCCAGTGCGGTGGTTTTGCGTTTGCTGTGGCCGCATCCACAACCGGAACAGCAGTGAAATTCCCCATCGCTTCTTTGAAGGGCTCTGCAGGGGACAAGCCGATCGGATTTGTTGAGCGCACGTTCACAGCGTCCATCGATCTGGGCACAGATACTCCGGATATTTACCCGGAGGGCTCTGAGCTGACGATTGCCGTTCGAGGTGATTACTACATCGTTGCTCCCGCAGCCGCCACGGTCGGTCAGGCAGTTCTTTGCAATCCGACTACCGGCGCCATCACGTTTGGTGATGCCGGGGCCACAAATGACACTGGTTGGACAGTTCAGACCGCCGGCGCTAAGGGCGACACGATCATCATTTCCAATCACGGCCTCGGTTACAAGCCTGCCGCGACCGGATCCTAATCTGAGGTAAAAAATGAACGATTTTGAATTAGCTAAGCAAAAAGGTGTGCATGGTGTGGAAGCAAAGGGATTCATGTCCTATTCCACCGACGCAAAGGGCAAGATCAACGTCGACTACGATGCGACAGTTAAGGCAATGGCTCGAGATGCCGCATTGCAGACTCCTGTGTCTGTCGGCGTCCCGTCCGTCTTCACGACATTCATTGACCCGCAGGTCGTCCCCATTTTGTTTGCCGCCCAGAACGCTACAAAGATCTTCGGCGAAGAACGCAAAGGCGATTGGACTGACAACTTCTTCACCTTCCCGGTCGAAGAGTATGCCGGCAATGTGACTCCTTACTCTGACTTCGCAGAGAACGTCTCCACAGACGTGAACGTGGAGTACCCGACACGCGAAAACTTCTTGTTCCAGACTGTTATTAAATACGGCGACCGCGAAGTCGGTCTTGCGGCCAAGGCCAAGTTGAATGTTGTTTCTTCTAAACAACAGGCCTCTGCCTACGTTATGGCGATGGCTCACAACAAGTTTGCGCTTTATGGTGTCGAAGGTAAGAAGGTCTACGGTCTGTTAAATGACCCGAACCTGAACGCTTCGATTTCTCCGATCTCCATCACCACGGGATCTACCGCTAACTCTACGTGGACAGCAAAGTGCGCGGCACAGCCTGAAAAGACTGCAAACATTGTCTATGCGGACATTAACAAGCTGTGGGCTGAAATCAGCAAGAATAACGGCGGTCTGGTTGATCAGAACTCCCGCATCATTCTCGCTGTCAGCAACACCAGAGCTCCGTACCTGACCGAGCCGAACTCCTTCGGACTTACGGCCATGACCATGCTCAAGCAGTCCTTCCCCAACATCGAAGTAGTTCAGCTTCCTGAGCTGACTACAACCGCTGGTGAAATGCTGTACATGACTGTCCCTGACCTGTTTGGCATTGAGACCGGTATCTGCGCATTCTCTGAGAAATATTTCTTGGGTCGTGTGGTTCCGGAAATGTCCAGCTACAAGCAGAAAGTGGTGGGCGGAACTTGGGGTGCTGTTATTCGTCGTCCCAGCCTCGTTGCCACGATGCTCGGCATCTAACCTGAACTAACCAGCTACGGAGGCCCGATCTCTCGGGCCTCTTTCTTAGGAGATTGAAATAATGGCTCGTACAAACACAACTCAGAAAGCAACATCCGGAAAGGTTGTCGCAGACAATTTCAGCAATACCCAGAAGAAGAGCACTGCTAAAACTCAGTCCACGGTGATCATTGCTTGCACTCTGGCACACGGCCTCAAATTTGATGATGTGCCGAATGGCAATGGCGGAACAAAAACGATCGTTTTTCCGGGCGTAAATGATTCGCTTAGAGGAAAACGCGACGGGATTCTGCTTGGCAAAGGAAACTCAGTCGCATTCCAAATCGACAAAGAGGACTGGGAAAATATCAAGCGCATGCATGGCCAGGAGGCTGTGTTTACAGGTGTGAATGGCGGCCTTCCGTGTCTGCTTGAGATGAAATCAGTTCAAGAATTCAGAGGCCGCGAGGACGAGTTAAAAGAAGCGTCCCACGGCCTCAATCCGATCGATCCTGAATCGGTCAATGTTGAAGAAGTTAAGAACGAAGAAGGTTAACAAAATGACTGTCGTCGTCTTTGATCCTGACAAATTCCGAATCCTTCATCCTGCGTTTTCGGATGAAGTTAAATTTCCGGACGAAACACTGCAGTTCTACTTTGATTTGGCGGTGGAGTTTGTAGGGAATACAGACGCCGACAGCTTTGCTCCCTATGATCCGGACAACAAGATCTATACAAGGGAGCGCCTTCTTGATCTTGCAACCTGCCACCTGCTGACACTCAGCCAGCAGCCGAACGGTCAGGTTGGCAGGATTGCTAGTGCTACGCAGGGAAGTGTGAGTACCAGCTTTGACCTTCTGAAAACGAATACTTTTGTCGGAGATTGGTGGGCTCAAACCCAATGCGGCGCCATGTACTGGACCCTGACGGCCAAATATCGAATTGGCGGCAGAGTTTATCCGGGAAACAATTACCATCCGTGGGGATGATGATGGGCATCAACATCACATCTAACAATGCTTTCAAAAAGCTGTCAGAGAAGCTCAAGGCCGACGCCAATAAAAAGCTTGAGATCGGAATAATGATTCCGGACATTGCCAGCATTGGGATGTATTTGGAATATGGGTGGACTCAATCAGTGACGAGTAAGCAAGGACACTATCTGTCAGCTCAGCTAGGGCTTCCTCCGAACAGTAAATTCACGACCCTGTACATGCCTCCGCGTCCGTTTATGCGAGCCACCTACGCTCAAAAACGAATGGATTGGCAGGAGAAATTTAGGTCCCGCTTCCTAAAAACGTTCGACATAACGCATTCGTTAGGCGTCATGGGGCAAATGGCTACCGATGACATCAAGCAAACGATTCGAGAAGCAGGTATTCCTGCTGGTTCATTTCCTAAACGATCAGAGCTAACGATGGCACTGATGCAGGCAAGAGGAGAAATGGACAAGGCCAAGAAAGCTAAAGGGAAAGGCACTCTGCCTAATAACGTGATGACCACAAAGCCTTTGACGCTGAGTGGCGTCCTGCAAAGCTCAATAACTTGGAAGGTTTCCTAATGTCTCTCAACCTACATGCAATTGTCCGTCAGGCAATAAACGCCAACTATGCTGACGAAACCTTCAAGCTGTATCGATCGGTCGGTCAAAAGAATGTAGGAGGGATTGTCCAAGCGTATTACGCACCAGCAGAGGAGATTCAAGGGAATTTTCAAAGCGAAGGCGATAGCGCGTTGGATCATGCCAACTTAGCCGGACAGAACACCATCATCCGGCGCCTGTATCTCTTCGCATCGAGCGACCAGAAGCAGCGACCTTGGGCAATCTATAGGCCATTAGCGAGGTCGGGAGATTATGTCGAAGACTCCAAGGGAGGCCAGTGGCTGATCACTGCGGTGATTGAAGATTTTTCCGATGCCGGTTGGGAGGCGGTCCGCTGCACACTCCAAACCACGCCTCAGAAGTTGAATATCGCGGAAGATGAAGATGAAAGCACAAAACCTGACCCCGAACATCCGGACAGCAATCCAGGAGTTTCTTGAGATATTTGCAGTTCCGGCTGTGGCGCCGGAAAACATCTTCTACGGGAACCAAAATAATCTAGCTTTGCCTCCTGAAGGAAACGATTACGTCATCTATTCCTACATCTCCAGTGTTCGCCATGGGACGAGCGCTGAGGATTGGGAGAAGGACCAAACCGATGACAATGTTTACCTCTCAACGACTACAGAGGTTTTGGTTCAGGTCGATTGCTACGCCTCGACATTAAACGGCTCGGACGGCATGAATGCGATGCTGAGGGCTCAGGCCTTGGAGACCGTATGCAGGTCTCAGGTCGGCGTGAAGTTCTTCGTTGATAGAGGAATCAGCCTGCTTCATGCGGATGATCCGAGAGACACAACCATTATCGGAGACTCCGATAACTATGTCCGGAGATCCACGCTGATGATTCACCTCAGCATGCAGAGCCAGATCAAGGTGTCGATGGGATTCTTTAGTGCGGTTGATGTGGACCTGAAAAACTTTGATGTGAGCTACCCGCCGAAGGAAAAGCAATGAACGCGCAACTTGCTTTCAAACTTGGGCGTGCATTCAAGCTAGGAATGATGTACGGCATGGGGAGGAAGTATGCTGATCTTGGTAAAGCAAGGGATGCAGAAGAAAATCCTAAAGGTTGGATAACGTCACACGGTACCCATATTCCTGTTGGAAAGTCAGGAAAGTTAGAAGGGAAAGTAGGAAAAAAGATTGAGAGGCAAGCTGAACAATCTAACCAGGAAAAGAATAACCAACAGAAGAGACCTAAACAGCCAACGTTTCCAAAGTCAGAGAAAAACCTCTTAGAAGAGCCTCCATCTAAGGACACAACAAGTTATGTGCGAAAGGCTCAGGGTAATTTAAATAAGGCAATCACAAACTATTACGACAATGAATTGCGTGGAGGAACAGTTCCAACAGTAGTTGAGCTAAATGGAAAAGAAACTCCTGCTGTTGTGACCTTTACAGGCGAGGCAAGAAGTGAATTTAAAAAGTTTCAGCCAAACTTGAAAGACATACTAAGTGCCCTTCCTTACGTGCCAGAAGTAATAGAAAGCGGAGACTATCCCGGAAGAAGGGAAGAGCCAAACCATGGCAAACAAGTGGCGTTCCATACCAAGATGAAGACTTTCAACATAAATGGGAAAGAGAAAACAATCTTTGTCGATATTGGAGAAACAAAATATGGAACGTTCCATCCCTACAGTGTGAACACTAATGGGGTAGAGAGTTTTGAAAGTAAAAAGAGAAGGTTTGAGACTGCGATGAAGAGGAAAAAAGAAAAGGCCGAAGACGCTGCGCTATTACCATCCTCTAAGGATTCCGTGATGATTTTACACGGGTCACAGTCTTTGCTTCGACCTATGAGACGGAGACTACCTCAAGAAGATGAGGCAGTCAAGATGTCAGTCCTAGGAATAAGAATTTTATGAAAAAAATAACCCCGTTCAGTCGGTAGCTGAGCGGGGTTTGAGTTAACTGATTGCAAGGGAATCAGTCAATATGAACATTTTACACGACTTAGCGGAGGCCCTAACCATGGTCACTGCCGTTCCTTTGTATGCAGCTCTTCCCGTTTACCTAATAGGTTACGGACTCGCAGTTTGGGTGATTGCAAAAGCGATTAAGGCTGTAAAGGATATTTTTAAATAAATGAGTTTCTGGCGTGGCCCATAGCCACTCCATAAAAAATTATCGTCGGCGCCTTCTGGCGCTTTTTTATTTTGAGGAAAAATATGTCAATCAATGCTAATCGATTGGTTTCTATCACCCCTCGCATCATTGGAGCTGGGAGCGCCGATCTTGAAACAAACGGTCTGCTGCTGACCCAGAATGCTCTGATTCCTGCAGATTCTCCGGCACTGGAATTTGTGACCGCTGCCGCTGTCGGGAATTATTTTGGTGCTGAATCTCCTGAGGCGGACTTTGCTAATCAATACTTCTCAGGAGTGAACAATCAGCAGAGGGCGATTAACCGTCTTTTTGTGGCACGCAGAATCAATGCGGATGCCGCCGCGTGGATTAAATCAGCTCCGATCACAGCTCAACTTTCTGAACTGACAGCCATTACGACCGGTTCCCTGACGATTTCGGTCAACGGCACAGAAAAAGAAGTCGTGAACCTCGACTTCTCCACGGCTAAGTCTTTCAGTGACGTTGCAACAGAGCTGGCTTCTGCAGTCGGAGCGGTTTCCGGCGCCTTTAATTCTGATCAAAATGCCATCATCCTGACCACCACAGAAACAGGCGATACCGCTTCAATCTCCTTCGCGACAAAGGCGACCACTGGAACGGATGTATCTGCATTGCTCGGATTGACTGAGGATTCCGGCGCCGTTCTCTCTCAAGGCGCTGATGCTCTGACACCTGCTCAGAACATGAATCTTGTGACTTCTGTTTCTCGTAACTGGGTCGGTTTCACGACTCTTTATGCGACAGAGGTGGCTGAGGCTTCCGCTTTAGCGGCCTGGGCAGACATTGATGATGACTACGTGTACTTTGATTGGTCCACAGACACAAAGATGTTGGATCAATCTACCCAGTCCACAACGAAAGCCGCCCAATTAGCTGAAAGCAATTACAACTGTTTGGCGATAGTTTACGGTACCGCTCAGGATGCCGCGGCCTTCCTTGCAGTCGGCGCTTCTATTGATTGGTCCGCTATCCAAGGCATTAAGACGTGGTTCGCAAAATCGGCTTCCGGAATTAAGGCTTCTGTTCTAAGTGACGAAGTGGCTGAAGCATTGGATGATCTCAAGGTCAATTACGTGGGCGCATTCGCAACACGTAACGCTGAGTTTGATTTCATCAACCGAGGTTGTCTGCTCTCCGGAATTTATCAATGGATTGACGCTCTGTACGGCATGATTTGGTTCAAGGCACGCATCCAGCGCCAGATCATGGACGGGTTCGCGGCCATCAATCGCGCTCCTTACAACGCCATCGGTTTTGCTTATGTCGAGGCATGGTTGCTCGATCCCATTAATGATGCCAAGCGTAATGGCGTGATTGATACAGGCCTAGCACTGTCCAACTCCCAGATCCAGCAATTGTTAACGGAAACCAATAATTCAACGATCAAACAGGATCTTTATTCCAAGGGTTACTGGTACCTCATTGAATCTCCTTCAGCAAATGTGAGAACTCAACGAGGAAGCCCTCGTTTGGGACTTTGGTACACCTATGCCGGCAGCATCCAACGAATTGAGATGCCTTTGACAGCCGTCATGTAATCGAAATTTCACAACTGCAAAGACCCGTCGCAAAGGCGGGTTTTTCATTTAGGAATGGATAAAAATGAAACCGAAATTAGATATCACATCCGCCAATGCGTCAGCAGTGATGACGATTGAAGAGCTGTATCCGAACGGTCTGAAGCTGGAAAGGTTCTCGACAGATGCCGCTATCGCCGCCGATTCTCAACAGGTTGCCGAGACTCGTATGGGCGTAGACGGCTTCATGGCAGCGGGCGTTACTCCGAACATCTATCCTGTAACGATCACGCTTGAAGCAAACTCTCCGACTGCGACAGCATTCACTACGCTTTACGAAGCAATGAGCGCCAACAAACAGCTCTATGTTTGCAACCTGACAATCAAGATCCCGTCTATCGGCAAGACCTACCAGTTCTCCAACGGTGTGCTGCAGACAGCAAATCCGATGCCGGCACTAAACAAAGTTCTGGCGCCGACAACCTGGGTATTCCACTTCGAATCCATGGAGCGAATCTAAATGAAGGAACCGAAAGTTATCAAATTGGAAGACGGCGGTAATCAGCTGACCTTCAAGATTTATCCGTTTCCTGCGACTAAAGCTGAAGATCTAATGATCCGGATTGCCTTGATGACCGGCAAAAACCTCGATATTGAGAGCGAAATGGGATACAGAGACGTGATCAAAGCGCTTGTCAGTGTTCCACATGTAGAAGCGAAGGCCCTTTTGGATGAACTGCTTTCCGAGGTCTACAAGGTGGACGGTAAGAGCGAGATCAAATTCTCCTTCGATGATGCAGACGGTTATATTTCTAGCCCGTTGACCATCCTCAAACTCAGAATTGAAAGCTTCAAGGCGAACTTCGTTTTTTTTCCCGACTTGATACGCCAGTTCTCCCCCGCCGTGCAGAATTCTTAGCCGATTGTGCCAAGGTTAGAGGCGTAGCAGTCACAACTCAGCTATCGCCTCTGATCTCTCGTTTAATCAACGGCGGCATGGCGTCCTTGGTCGAGCTTCAGACACAACTAACGCTGGAAGATGCCTACGCATTAGACGAGGCACTTTTGATTAAGAACTACAACTCGTGGGTAGCGCAAAAGAGCGCTTAATAACATGGCTCAAAAGACCGACTCTTTAGTTATTGATGTATCCGTCAACTCGAACGACGTAGTTAAATTTTTCGAGCTGATGTCCGAGAAACTGAATCAGTTGCTCGGATTCGCTCAGGAAGCAGGCGAAAAACTTGACGCACTAGGTGAGAGATCTGACGGTATCAAAGAGGTTTCGGGCTCGTTAAATGACGCGGCTCAAAACGCTAAGAAAACCTCTAAAGACTTAGAGAATGTCGGAACTAGCGGCAAGAAAGCAGGGAAGGATGTTTCTAAGGCCTCAAAGGATGCCTCGAAATCTCTTTCTCAGCTTGATTCAATGGCGAAACAGGTCTTTTCTGCCATTAAGAGTTATGCCGCTCCGCTGGCCGCGATGTTTGGTGCCAAATTCATGTTTGGCAATTACATAGATGAAGGCTCCAAGCTAGACGACATCTCTAAAAAAGTCCGGATGAATGTGTCCGAGATTGACGCATGGCGAAAAGCTAATGTGGCCGCGGGAGGAAGCGCTGAGGCGTTCACTCAGGCCATGCAAGCTTTTACTGAGCGCACCGGAGCAAGCGGGGAAGTTTTCCTTCGTATGGGAAAGCAACTCAACGGCATGACCGGTGCCCAGGCGAACTACGCTCTGAAATATCTCGGGCTGACACGTGAAAGCGCGGCTGTTTTTCTGCAAAACAACAAGCAGATGGGAGAGCTGGTTGAGACATATCGGAAACTCGCCTTAACGCCTAAAGATGCAGAGAATGCCAGACGCTTCAAAATTTCGTGGCAAGTGACCGGAATGGCGATTCAAAGTATCGGTAATGGAATTGCTAAATTTTTCCTACCTTACATTGAAAAAGCTGTTACGACATTTGGCAAGGCATCGGCTTTTATTGGAGAGCACAGCCAGTTTATTCAATTAGCCCTAAAAGGCATCTCTATAGCAGCGGTCTTAGCGTTCGGACCAAAATCTGCTTTGATGATGTCCGGAAAACTCTTGGGCGCATTGACAAGCCCGATTGGTCTCCTAATCGCTGGGGTTCTCCTACTTGCCGGAGCTATCGATGACTTAATTGTGTTCACCAAAGGCGGACCGAGCGTATTTGAAGATTTCTTGAAATCTGTAGGTTATACAGACGATCAAATCAAAGGAATCCGAAAGTCGTTTCAGGACGCCTGGAAGTCAATCTCAGACCTTTTAGACAAACTTTCACCGCTCAAAGATATGTTCCTGCAGGCCTTCGGGGACGTGGTTGTGGCGGCGATCACGGCTGTCGTAGGGTTTATAGGAGATTTGGCGAAAGATATTGCGAACCTGATAAATACCGTCCCAAAGATGAAGGATAACTTCATCAAGGCGTGGGAGGACATTGAATCCGGGTGCAAAAGAATTTTCAAATGGTTGGAAGACAAAATGAAGTTTTTCACCGATTGGAAATTACCTGACTGGGCTTCTAAATCTATTGACACAGTGGGCGGATGGTTCGGTTTTGGTGACGATAAGAAGGCACCAGTTACAGCACCTCCGGGAGCTCAGGCCGGAGCCGCTGCTTCGATTGTTCCTAGGGCTTCTTCTTCGGTTATCAACGCGCCGATGAAGACGGATGTCAGCATTACGATTCAGGGTAACGCCGATCCTAAAGCCGTACATGACGCCGCCTATCGCGCAGTAACGGAGGGCCAAGGGGATTATCAGGACATGCTGGCGAATCAAGCAAGCGCCTACTTGAAAGGCGGTGATTAACATGGCAAGTATCAATTCTGTAATGTCCATGGGATGGGCGGTAGTCGGTAATAACCTTCTGCCGTTCGTTCCGTACACCTCTATTGGCGCAGTTGATGCAGATAAATCTTCAAGGGTTCCGACAGAGCCCGTTGAAAACGGCCAGCTGGCGGCATTCAACATTGTGCGAGAACCCGAGCGGGTGAACGTAGAGTTCTTGTTTAACGGTAATTACGCCATTCAGGTTTTGGCCCTTGCCATGCTTGATAGACGATTGAACAGTACCAACACCTGCACGATATTTAGCCCCGCCAAAATTTGGCGAAATATGGCGCTCGATCACTATGATTTTTCCCGAACTCAAACGACGGGCGCCTCAATGCTCAACGTTCACGCTTCGTTTGTTGAAATTGTCTCCGTAAACCTAAGCCAGCAAAAAACCTCGTATTCGCCCAAACGTGCAACTTCTGCCAATAAGGTGAACACGGGACAAGCTCAAGTAAAACCAGGCATCTTTAAGAGCCTGACTGATTACCTGAAAAAATGAACCAAATCGTTATAAGCGCTCTTCCGTTCCAAGAGTTCTCATGTGTTCTTGACGGACAAAACTGCATGATCCGTTTACGTCAGGTTGCCGAGTACCTTTTTTGTGACCTAATGATTGAGGGTGTCCAGATATTCTCTGGGCGCCGGTGCTGTGTAGGGACAGACATCAATTGTTATCCGACGCCTCTATTTTCGGGGCGTTTGTTTTTTGTCGATACATTAGGGAACTCGGACCCTCAATACGAGGGACTCAACTCGAGATGGATCTTGGTTTACGAGGAGGCAGGAAATGCCGTCACTACTGCCGGAAATTGATAAAAACACAACCTACACGCAAAAAGAGGTTGCTGTAACCATCACTCTTGACGGTCAAGAGGCGGTTACGTTTCAAGGGTTTGCGGTTAAGTGTACGGTCGAAAAGTCCGGATGTCCCGCTTTTCCTAAGGCTCAGATAGAACTTAAAGGGTTGTCCTTAACCACGATGGAGCGGCTGACCCATTTAGGATTTAAGTCATTTTCATTGAAACGAAACAAAATCAATGTTTCTGCAGGAGAGAAGGGCAAGACACTCTCCGTTATTTTTAAGGGCGAAATCATTAACGCCTGGGCCGATTTCAATGCCGCTCCTTCTCCGACTTTTAAGATCGAAGCAAATTGCGGGCTGTTCCCTGCGCTGATACCTCAGCCGCCAATTTCTGTTAACGGGAACCAAACGGTTGCAGGCTTAATTGACCAAATCTCAAAGGAGATCGGTTACACACTTGAGAATAACGACATCACGGCTTCAATCAAGGACTGCATCATTGAAGGCGATCCGGTTACGAAAATGAGACGAATTGCCGGAGCAGTGGGGGCCAATCTGATTTTTGACGATGACAAGGTGGTGCTCGTTGAAAAACACGGAATCCGGAAGACTCAGGGATCTATTCCCTTGATTAACGCAATGAATGGGATGATCGGGTATCCGACATTTTCCAATAACGGTATCAACGTTACGACGTTTTTTAGGCCGGATCTTCGGATCGGAGCAAATTTCAAATTAGAGACGATAGTCCCAAGAGCATCCGGAACCTGGAAGATTACGGGGCTTCGACATGAGCTCAGTGCAAACGATCCCGGTGCCCAGGCGTGGAAAACGAGCATTACGGCAATCTATCCGAGGTGGTGAGGCAGATGAGTAATCAAGAATTCAGCGCAAACTATGATGATTTTGCAGGCTCCAGTCCCATAAATGCCCTTGAGTTTTTCGTAAAGTCGATCCTTTCTAAGACGGTTTATACGGCATTTCCGGTCACAGTAACGGCAGTCCAGAGGGCAGGCACAGAAGCCGGCGCCGGTTACGTTACGGCCAAGCCCTTGCTAAAGCCTATGAATGTACAGGCTCAAGGGATTGAAGTGACAACGATTCCTAAACTGCCGTACTTTCGACTGCAGCATGGTACTGCCGCTATCGTCTGTGATCCAAAAGTTGGAGATGTGGGCTTGGCTGTGGTTGCCAAACACGATATTTCTAATGTCAACGGGGACAACACGTCTAAAGTTCCGGCGACATTCAGAGAGTTTGATCCTTCTGATTCTTTCTACATTGGTGGATTCTGGGGCAAGGCTCCGGAAGTCTTTATTCATTTGGAAGATGAAGGGACCATCAAGATTAAAGCTCCGACAAAGATCACGATTGAATCCCCGGAGTGTGAGGTCAATGCAAGCACCAGTTTCACAGTCAACTCTGCTCAGATCAATTTGAACGGACCAATTTCCGGCGGTGGTTCTGGCGGTGCTGACGCAACATTCAGTGGTGATGTTAAAGCGAAGAGTATCAGCTTGACTGAGCACGTTCATTCTGGCGTGGAAAGCGGGAATTCAAGCACCGGCGCCCCGCAGTAAACGAGGAAGTTAGATCATGCCGCATACAGCAAAAACAGCTCTTCTGAATCCTCAGTCCTGGGATCTGCAGCTGACGAAAGAAGGGAACATCCTTTTATCGTCCGGAGCTTTAGCTATAGCTCAGAACTTGGCCAACGAGATTCGTTTGTGGACTAACGACGCTTATTTCCAGCAGGCCAACGGGATTGCATGGAAGGAAGCCCAGCTCGCGAAAAAGCTGGATTCCTCCGTCCTTGCTCAATTGATTCATGAGGCTGGAAATAGGGTTGATGGTGTGAGGTCAGTTGATTCTGTGGACATTACTGAGTTCGATGAGGAAACGAGAACGCTCCACGGGGAAATCACGATCACAACCGAACAGGACGAAACAGTTTCTTTTGTGTTCTAAAAAATTATGGCTCAAATTATTTTTAATCCACTGGTCGGCGTAGAACTGCCGAGTACGCAAGAGATTCGCTCTGACCTAGGCTCCCGGATCCAGCAGGCGTTTCAAACATCGCCGACTGATCCGCTTTTGAACATCGAGCCCAGTTCGCCAATGGGACAGGTTCTTGATCTAATCGTGGCAGAAATCGAGGCTAAAAACTCTGAGATTCTTTTCCTGTCGAACATGGTCAACCCGGATCTCGCAACAGGAAAGTTTTTGGATGCTCTGGCGGCTCTCTACGGCTTGGATCGTAAAATCTCCGAGCCTACGGTGGTCAACTGCGTACTCACAGGATTAAAGGGAACAGTGATCCCCTATGGTGCGATCGCGCAAGATTCCCTTGGCAATCAGTACAGACATTCGGCCGCAGCAGGTGCGCGAATCGGAGACACAGGAAGTGTCACTACTACATTTACTGCAATCGAACACGGACCGTTAGAAGTAGCGGCGGGAGCAGTGAACAGGATCGTCACAACGATTGCAGGATGGGACACCATTAACAATCCGTCCGCCGGCGTCATCGGCCGAGATGAAGAGACGGACGCAGAACTTAGAAACCGAATGGTTGAAAGCTATGCTGTCAATGCCACCGGGTATGTCGAAGCGATTGAGGCAAATTTGGCCGCGTTAGAGGGCGTTCTCGATGTCAGAGTTTTAGAGAATCCGACGAATGCCGCCATCACTCAATTTGGCGTGAGCATCAATCCTCATTCCATTCTGGTCGCTATCGTTGGCGGAGAGGATGAGCAGATCGCTCAAACGATCTATCAGCGAAAGGACGCAGGGTGCGGGACTACTGGAACTTATCAGGTTTCGTACACAGATTCTAGGTTCTACAACGCCACCTACGTCTACAACATTGTCAGGCCGCAGAATCAAGCCTTGAAGGTAAAGATCGAATTCTTTGCCACTTCAATGAATCCAACCGAGAAAAACAACGTCATTCAGACTGTGATCAATGATGTTCTAGGACAGGGTGCGAATGACCGCGTTTCTTTGGCGTCGACTGTCTACGCGTCTCGGTTCTATGCCGCAATTCAGTCAGCTACAGCCGTTCCGGTTGCATCCATCCAAGTAGCTCTGGGATCCGGAGCTTTCGGATCCAGTGTCCAGATTCCTGCGAATGTGGAGCCCACGATTCAAGAGTCCGATGTCTCTCTTGTATTCCAAACAGGAGGCTAACGATGGCAGATTCTGCAACTTGGCGGAATATTCTGAGTGTTGAGGATTTCAGAAAACTCTCAAATGTCCGATCGCTTATTTCTATAGCGCTCCAGTCGCAGTATTCGCACTCAGAGCGATACAGACAATTAGGATTACTTTTCAATGCCGAAATAGACGCGTCTCCTCAACTGGACGCGTTTTTTAATTTCATATTGAACCCTGATACAGCCTCCGGGGTTTGGCTGGATTGGTGGGGGAAGCGCGTAGGCGTGAATCGTAACCTCGTTGTTGACGGTCAGGACACTCGGCTGGATGATGAGTTTTTCCGGTTCCTGATTTTTTATCGAGCCGTCGTAAACGTCTCGAACTCTACGGCTGAAACCATTAATTCTTTGCTTACTCGGTTGATAGGCCTGCCGGCATTTGTCACCGACTACCAGGATATGACGATAACGATTCGCATTGTTGGAGATCCCTCTGCTGTCCAAATCGCCATTTTGCAAAACTACGGATTGTTAAACAGGCCTGCTGGGGTTTTGGCAAATGTGGAGACGGTCGTTCCAAACAATCTGGTATTCGGATTCTTCGGATCCAATTTATTGCCCTTTAATCAAGGTGTCTTCAATCCCTCAAAGGTCATTGAGATATGAGTAATTATCCAAAGTATCAATTAAGCGCGGCTATCGCCCAGGACGGAGAAATTACCATTCCTCCGTTAACTTCAGAAGAAGCTGGTTTAGGACGACTCTCTCAGCAAATAGGTTGGGGACGAGAAAATGCTATTCCCATCGAACAAGGCGGCATTCCTCCGTTTAAATCGGACTTCAATGGCGTCTTTTTCTTGCTTTCTCAATTTTTGCTGTGGTATCAACAGGGCGGGATTATGAATTATTCCGCTCTCTTGGACTACGAAGTTGGGAACGAGGTTATGCAGAATGGGACTAAGTACCGCTGCATCCAAGCCAACGGACCATCAACCACAAAGGTGGCGCCTGGAACTAACAGAGCAGTTTGGAAAAATATCGACATTACCGTTCCAGCCGGCGCCGTAGTTCCGTTTCATAACGTGACATTAGGTGGAAGTGATGGGAGACGCCCAGTTTTTTGGGGTACTACTCAAGCCGACGAAGGTTGGATCCTTTGTGATGGCCAGAGTGACGGGAAGAATGGTGTAACTCCAAACTTGATTGGAAAATTTATAAAAGGCTCTTTACCAAAAGATTCGGGCACAACTGGCGGTGCTTCAACTATTGAGATTCCAGATTTGACCGTTAACGGCACAGTTGGTGCTACTGCGCTGACGGCCGCACAGATGCCAGCACATTCTCATTCAGGTAGCACATCTCCTGCAGGTGCTCATACCCACACAAGAGGTTCAATGAACATCACCGGACAAATTTCCGCCAACTGGTTGAGCGTGATTGGTAACGGTCCTCTTGTTTACGTAGGCGATCATCCCGGATGCTCCGATGGTCGTCAAAATGGTCGAGGTGTTTTCAATATCGATGCGTCCAGAACTTGGACGGGAGAAACATCTTCTAACGGCTCTCATCAGCATGGATTGAGTATCGGTTCTACTGGTGGAAGTCAAACGCACACGCACACCTTAACAGCTAACGCAAAGATCACAGGCGTTACCAATGAGCCGCCTTTTTACACGCTCGCTTATTTCTTGCGCTTGCCGGAGTAATTGATCATGGCAGATTCGAAATTCCAATTTCATTACACGCCGACAGGAACCGGAGTTATCAGCGGCCCCGAAGTTCTTCAGCAGACGGAAGACGCCATTAACGATGTTGGCGCGTACGCAGACCAAGCCTCTGACAATTCCGAAGAAGCTCTATCGATCGCTAAGGAAGCTCGGCAAACAGCACAGACAGCAAATTCAACTTCTTCGAATGCATTAGCGGAAGCGAATGCTGCAAATGAAAAAGTTGAGACTTTGAAGCAAGTAGTCGACGATTGGGATGCAGATATACAGACTGCTATTGCTCAATCTAAGAGTGCGGTCGATGCTTCCACGGTGGCAGTTACAACGGCGAACTCGGCACAAACTTCGGCTTCAGCGGCTCAGACTGCCGCTCAAGGTTCAGCTGCTAGTGCCCAAACAGCGGCTAACAATGCGGCCCAATCTCTGCAAACTGCTCAGGCGGCGCAACAGGCAGCAGAAACGGCCCAGAGCAATGCTGAAACCGCACAAACGGCGGCAACAACCGCCCAAACCGCCGCGCAGACTGCAGAAACGAAAGCTCTTGAGGCGGCGGCAAGTGCCTATGCTGTCAGAGTAATCAATCAAGCGCTCCAAGTTTCGGCCACTATTCAAATCTCGGATTTGAAGCCTCAAGGCAACATTAAAGCTGGTGACACCGTAGTCGGAACAGATGGAAGAATGTTCACGATTGCGTCTGTGGACACATCTGCCGGGACAGCTCTTTTATCTGCGGACTACACGGATTTAACGCCGAGTGTCTCATACGAGGCGGCTCAAGCCCTTACAGAGACGCAACAGACCACAGCACGGTCGAACATCAACTTTACAGCCGGTGCGGAATCTTGGGCTGAAACCTATTTCAATGGTCATGTCGATGACTACCTCTGCCCGATTCTCGAAGAATTGATTCTCGAGAACGGAGGTACACAGCAACAAATTGACGATGCCAAGAACACACAAACCAGTAGCAACTCTGAATCAGGAAACTCTTAAAAAGGACAAAGCATGAAAACACTTGAAGAAGTCCGGCAAGAGATGTTGGCCATGGCTATGGGTCGGCCTCTTGCAAAATATTCATTGAAGGACTCGGATGGAAGGATCGTTGTTTCCTCCAATGCGCCGAGTCAGCACGCGTTCACAGATCCTAAAGATGAGGCGTACGCAGAGAGCCATTACAAGCTATCCGAAAGATTTAAGCGAGATGATGGAGTAATCATCAAATATTGGAAGCTTGAGCCCAGTCCTCAAGGCTATTTCCACAGTGCTGACGGTAATTACTACCTTTCAACAGAACTTCCTGAACTGGATGACAAATTTGTCCAAGAGCGTTACGAACAAGAAGTTAGAGGAGAGCGCAATGCTCGAATCTCTGACACTGATAAGTATGTTCAGCTCCCGGACATTACTGTGCAGTCAGCCGCCAAGGCGAAGAGAGCTCAATTAACTGAAGAAGATCGACAGGCGTTATTGAATTATCGCCAAGCACTTAAAGATCTTCCGGACAAGCCTAGCTTTCCTTTTATCGACTATCCGGCATTTCCGGAAGCTTTGGCCTACGAATTGGAGCAGGCAGTTGATGCCCGCAACTCTATGAGACAAGGAGGTTTTTTCAATGTTTAAACAATTAGCAAGTCTGTTGTGTAGCTTATTCGTTCCTCGCAGATCAGTGAGCGGCGGCTGGGGGGGGGTAGTTTAACTATATATGGGAAAAGGTCGTCAGAGATAGGCATTTCTGATTTCATTTCAGGAAATATCTTGGTCCATACAGCTACGGGCACAGACGCTTTTATTTATGTGGCTCCAGCGGATGGGGTTGCTTGGATTTACGCAACGCAAGCGATATTTGTTGGTATCCGCAATAAAGCCCAAGGTGATTGGCCGACCCTAACAAGACTTCAACAACCCGGCTCCAATCTTGGAGCATACATGTACATCAGAAAAGGACAGCAAGTTGAATACCACTATGGCATGAGTGCCGGAATGGTTTATTGCTATTTCTGCCCAATCTAATAACGCCGAGCATTTAGGCTCGGCAAGGAGTTTAAATGCTAAAACAACTTATTCAGTGGCTACTCGATAGTCGAACGACACCGAGTGAGGCTAGTCACTCAAGCTACCCTGATGACGGAACCGTCACTCAGTTTTCTCCCTCGGCAACTTCAGTGTCAAGCTGGACGAAGGTGGTTGACTCCACCATTGCTCCAAGCGATGGCTATGTGATTGTTCGAGGAAAGGCGACAGGAGAATCCTATGTACAAATAACCGCTGGGGATAATCCTCCACATATGGAGAGAAGCACTTTTGCTAAAACAGCTTTGAATCAATACCCGATTCTCAATCTGCCAATCGCAAAAGGAAAAACATTTAAAGTGTTTGCTGAAAATACAGCTGAAATAACTGTTGGCCTGATAAAGTCAATCGGGGGGGGTATAATCACCTTGTTCGGAGGGCTCTGTCATGCTTAAGGCCCTCATTCAACTTTTCGCTGAAAAACTCCTTGTTAGCCGAAGCGACTGGATTTCCTACCAATCCAATCCAACTGTTCAAGCGACGCATATCACACCTTCAGCGACAGGAGAGTGGGTTTCTATCGTCTCTCCTTGCAACGGGTGGTTCTGCGTCAAAGGGGTTGCCTCGCAAGTTCTGCTTAGCAACGGGGAGGTTTGGCAGGGGTGCCATACAACAGAGGCATCTTATAAAGGCTTTTGTCTTCCTGTCTCAAAAGGCTGGTCTGTGGCCTACATACTATCGACAAACGCCACGAGCGCATATGTCTTCTTTGTTCCGAGTATCGGCAATAAATAGTTTTCAAACAGGAGGCGCCTTATGCTGAAAAACATTCTGAGCCTCCTGCTGTCGAAGTTCTACAGCAAGGAAGAATCCGAGCTTGTAGGACATCAGGCTATGCCGTCAACCCAAAATGTGGCACTAACCCCGACAACTACTTCTATCGACGACTGGGGTGCCGTTTACAACGGAGTTGCTCCAACTGATGGCTTTGCTTGTATAAGATTTACTGCGGATACAACCACTTGTATTGCCTCGGCTCAAACACAGAACGTAAACGTCTTTACTACTCCACAAGTCGTGGGTGACATTCTTTTGTGTGCTTGTCCGATAGCAAAAGGGCAAGTCTTTACGTTATGTGCTAGACAGGCTAAAAACATTGAATGCTGGTTTACAAAAACCATCGGGGGGGGTATCAAATTCTTAGCCAACTTATTCTGCAAGGAGGTGCAATATGCTTAAGCAACTTGTGCAGCTCTTTGCGGAGAAATTCTTGGTTAGTAAGAAGGAGAGTGTTCAGGACTGGACGTACCCCAACATCGCAAATCATATTGCCATTCAGTTTTCATCTACAGAAGACAGTATTATTTATACACCCCCAAGCGACGGATGGTTGCAGGTGTACGCTAGGAACACGGGGACTTCTAACTTCGCAGTTGATATTAACGCAACGAATAATAGCTCAGTCATGCCTCGCGTTTTGCTTACCACTTTCGGTTGGTACTGCAACGTTTATCGAGTACGTAAAGGCGTTAATGTCAAGATCACAGTTACAACTTCTATATCGGAAAGATGGGCTATGTTTCTTCCGTTTAATTAACTCTGCTGTAGGAGGTGCGTCATGCTGAAGTCGCTCCTCCAGCTTTTGCTGAGCAAATTTATAAAAAGGGCCGATACCGAGTTTGTCTCTTCACAAGCAATGCCCGAAGGGTGGAGTAGAAGGATCGTCCTAAAGGATGCTGTACCAGGGAATTATCAAGAAGTGTATTGCGCTCCCTGCGACGGTTACTTCTGTATTGACGGAGGAAATAGATTATCCGAAATCAGCATTAATGGAGCCGTACATTCCCGTCTAGCCTCTACTCTCCCTGAAGGAACTCATTGGCCTCAAATCTTTATCCCTGCAAGAAAGGGCGCATTAATCAACTACAAAGTTTCTGTGGTATCTGGACAGACAGAAGGGTCCACGGCTTACTTCGTGCCTGCTGTTGGAGGCATAACTATTTAGTTTTACTCCGCCCCTCAACCCGAGGGGCTTTTCGTCAGGTGTGCGCATTGAACTCTGGAGCGCTCCTAACATGGTCCTGATACTTGAAGCCGACACGATGGTTGACAATGCGAGGAGCCGCATTGAGGCCTATCGAGTTAGCCAAAATGCAGAACGTAAACCTCTAGGACGGATATGTGGCAGGACCTTTTCAATATTGTGCGCGACCTGGACGCCAATGCGATACGCAACTTGGTTGTCGGTATCGGCAGTCTTCTCAGCGGCCTAGTCGCCAGCGTGATGGGCGAGCACCTCTTTCTCTTTAATTGGCTGTTCGCTTTCGTGGTCGCGGATTATCTGACAGGCCTTTATGCGGCCAAAGTCACGCACACGCTATCGTCACGTGTCGGAATAAAAGGGATCTTGCGCAAGTTTGTCATTCTGCTCACGGCCATCGGCTTCCACGGCATTGACCAAATCCTGTCCATGCCGTTCATAGGCGCCTGGGCGATCGGTGCTTTATCAGTTAATGAACTCATATCCATCTTGGAGAACGTCGAGAAGGCGGGCCTGGGATCTGTCATCCCTTCCAGAGTTAGGGTCCTCCTGGATTCAGTACAGCAACAGCAGGACAAGAAAGTCAAAGAGAAGTTGGGTGTCAACGAGCCTAACCTCAAAGGAGAAAATCCCAAATGAGAAAGCAAGACATATTGTTGTATCCACCTGAATTAGCAACTCAATTCATATCGGAATTCGAGCAGGGCCCTAAGGGCGGTCCGGCCCTCGAATCATACAAATGCCCTGCTGGGGTGTGGACAATCGGTTTTGGCCACACGAAAGACGTGCACGCAGGCGAGCACATTACGCGCAATGAAGCATACGACCTTCTAACTAAAGACTTGATTCACACCCAAGAGGAGCTGGCAGCGCTTGTTCATGTGCCAGTGACCGAGAATCAGTTTATTGCTTTAATGAGCTTTGTATTCAACTTCGGCATTACGAAATGCAGGCGGTACACCTTATTCAAAATGGTGAATGCTGAGAACGAGGACGGCATTAGAGAATGGTGGCCGAAGTATTGCAATCCTGGGACGGCCTATGAAAAAGGCTTACGCCGCAGACGTTATGCAGAACTAGAACTCTTTTTCAGAAAATGATCCGAGTAATTTTGATTATTGCCGCCGTCATGTTTTCGAGTCTCCTGGGTTATCACTTCGGACAACAGGAAACCGAGTTGCGCTGGACGCAGGAAAGGGAGCGGCTACTTGCTCACCAGATTGAAACGCTACACAGAAAGGATAAAGAAATTGCTCAATTGGAAAAATCTATCGGTGTGCTTAACGATTCTGCTTTGCGGGTGCGCGAGCGAGACGCCGCGATACAGCGAAAGTTACAGAGGGAGCTTGGAGAGTGTGGTCGATTTAGACGCGCACTTGAGCTCTCTTCAAAAACTCTTGCAGAATGTGCAGAGCGCGCAGTCAGCGATAGAAGAATCATTGAAAGATGTGCAATCCAGCTCAGATAGAGGAGAGAAAAAATGACTGAACTTGAAAAACTCGGTATCCCAAACAGCGAGAGAACGAAGTGTGAAGTCTGGACCCGCGTGATGGGCTACCATCGCCCAGTCGATTCATTTAATATCGGGAAACAGGGAGAAGTGGCCGAGCGCAAATATTTTGACGAGAAGAAGTGCTGCTGTCGCAAATAAATTTGATCTTTCGGCTTTTACGCAACAACAGAAAATTTCCGTTAAAAGCCTCAAAAATTTCCGTTTTACATCCATGTAACGGAAATATAACGGAACCGTTAAAACTATCTAATTGAATAACATTGAAAATGTGGTGCTATTCCCGGGCACCAGATTTATTCCTGAGACCTCGCAGATTCGCGAGGTTTTCTTTTTGCCCTTCGCATTCTCCGGGACCGATAAATTGAAATCGAAGCTCATTTGAAATAATTTATTACAAATAGAGTCTATATAGGTGTTTGCAAAAATCGAATCTTATAGGTAAAATTTCACTTCTCTGTTGCCCGGGTGGCGAAATTGGTAGACGCACTAGCTTCAGGTGCTAGCGCCTTCACGGGTGTGCTGGTTCGAGTCCAGTCCCGGGCACCAGACCTAATTCTTAAGACCTCGTAGATTTTCGGGGTTTTTCTTTGTCCCAAAAATCCCTAGAACTATCCCTGAAATATTGCAGAAGTTAGGGTATCTAGCAGAGGCCGGCCTCTGAACTTAAGG